CGACTGACACGCCGGTGATTAACTTCGTGGTCTTCAAAGGGGTAACCAGCTAATGGCCGAGTACAAAGGCAAGAACGTAACGCTGAACAAACCCAGCTACATTAGCAAAGGCCAGCCGGGCTACGGACGCAAGAAGTCTCAGGTCTATGTGAAGAACGAAAACGGACGGGTCGTGCGGGTGACCTTCGGCGACCCCAACATGGAAATCAAGAAGGACAACCCTGAGCGGCGCAAGAACTTCCGCGCACGCCACAACTGCTCAAACCCTGGCCCCAAGACCAAGCCTCGGTATTGGGCGTGCAAAACTTGGTAGGTGGTCATGGCTAAGTCCAAACCCAACAACCCGAAGCTCTGGGCCTCCAAGGTGCGGCTTGCCAAGCAGAAGTTCGATGTGTACCCCAGCGCCTATGCCAATGCCTGGGCCTCCAAGGAGTACAAAAAGGCAGGCGGCACTTGGTCTGGCGCCGACAACAGGGTGAGCTAACGTGGCTAAGAAAGGCGGGCTGGGCAAATGGTTCGGCGAGCAGTGGGTCGATATTAAGACCGGGGAGCAGTGTGGCCGCGCCCGCGCCGAGAAGTCCTCTCGCCCCTACCCCGCTTGCCGACCGAAAGCGGTCGCTTCGCGCATGAGCAGCTCGCAAAAGAAACAAATGGCGTCTGCTAAAACCAGCTCTAAGCGTAAGAATTGGCCTATCACTTCTTCAGGACAGACAAGGACTGCATGATGCGTTACCTGCGGAACACGAAAGACGGTTTCATTTACGAGTGGGATGCGATCCTCGCTAAGAACCCCCTTTGTGAAGAAGTCACGGAGGAAGAGGCGTACCCCGAACGGTTTGTGAAGCCCGAAGCTGTGGAGAAGGTGAAGCGCACCCGGCGTCGGACCAAGAAAACCCTTGATTTGGAAACTAAAGACGTACCCGAAGAGCCGGTCTATACTATGGCGGAACTGGCCGAAGAAGCTAAACGAGGATGGCCTGAATGACCCCAGGGGAAATCATCACCGAAGTTCGGGCGCTGATCCAAGATACGCGGGCGCCCCAGCGTTATTCTGACGCATTTCTGCTTGGGTTTGTGAACCAGACTCTGAAGCGGATGGTGATGCTTCGCCCCGATCTTTTTGCCCTCATTGGCGATATTTCCACCACGGCGAACACGGTCCTGCAGTCCCTGCCCGCAGACTCCATGCGGCTGATTGAGGTCTTTCAGGTGAAGGACGGCAGCGCGGTGACTGAGGTCAGCCGTGACATGTTGGACCAGATGGCTCCGACCTGGGTCAGCGACCCGGCGGGTACGCCGGTAAACTTCATGCGCCATGTGCGCAATGCTAATCGGTTCTTTCTCTACCCCCGCCCCACGGCGGGTATCGTGCTGGTTGGTGAGTACGCCCAAACCCCGCCGGACTACGCCCTGAGCGACACGATTGACCTACTGTCGGATGCGTACTTCACCGCTGTGGTTGACGGCACGGTCTATCTGGCCGAGTCCGTGGATGATGAGCATGTGAACTCTGGACGGGCCAAGCTCTTCCAAGATTCTTTCCTTGCTACGCTAGGCGCTTCGCTACAGGCCCGCTCCGTGACCGATACGGAAGAAGGGGCAATGCGGGCTAACGAGGTGGTCTGATGGCCGACCGTGAATTTACAACGCTTATCCCTCGGGTAAATGCCAGCGTCCCCGGCTGCCCGCAGCCCACGATTTTGAACTACATTCGGGACGCAGCGATCCGCACCTGCGAGCGCACGCTGTTCTGGCGGTATCAGGTGCCGAAGTTCAACCTGCTGCCGGGCGTTCATCAGTACGCCTACGAGAAGCCCAACAACACTGATGTTCAGGCGATGTTTGAAATGCTGGTCAATGACCTGCCCCTGGACCGTCTAGTGCTTGAGGAGGCTATTCGCCGTTTCCCTGAGTGGGCTGACCTTTATAGCGGACAAGACCCGTCCGTGCTGTGGAGCGAAACGCCGTCCCATACGTTCAATGAGGACACGTTTAACGAGTCGGTCTTCAACGCTGGCGAAGACTATGTGTTGCCCGAATCCGTGGTAGCAGACGGAAGCACGCCGCAGGCGGTATGCCAAATTACGCCCGATGAATACATCGTACTGCCGCTGCCCGATGGGGACCGCACTTATGAAGTGCGTATGTTCCTTGCACTCAAGCCCAAGAAAACGGCTACGGGGATGGACTCTGTAGTTTTCGATGAGCTTGAAGAAACTATCATGCACGGCGCTCTGCAACATCTTTTAGTATTACCGAATACGAACTGGTCTGACCGCGAACTGGCGAGCTATCACGCCCGGCAGTACACCTACAACGTCGCTGAGCGTCGCGTTCGGGCGAACCTTGGAAACATGCGGGGCATGATGCGCGTGCGCATGCAGCCTTTCGGAGTCTAAGATGGTTGCTAAAGTCTCAAACAATGCCTCTACGCTGGTTCCGGGCTCTGTCACGAGCACGGCCACCTCTATCGTTGTGACTACGGGGGACGGGGCAAAATTTCCTGCCCTCGGTGCCGGGGATTTTTTCTTCCTGACCATTACGGACACCGGCGGTAATTTTGAGATCGTGAAGGTTACGGCGCGTGCTGATGACACGTTCACCGTGGTCCGTGCTCAAAGCGGGACTCTTGCGATTCCCTTCCCGGCGAACAGCCGTGCGGAGCTTAGGGTCACTGCTGAGAACATCAGCATTGAAAACCAAAACGTGTTGCTGCTCTAAAGGTGCGCGGCCATGTCTATAGTCCTTAAAAACAACGCAGAAAGCACGCTCGCTACTGCGATTAACGCTACCGATACGGGGCTGGTTGTGGCCGCCGGGGATGGGGCTAAATTTGCTACGCTGACGGGGGACGAGTATTTCTACCTAACCCTGACCAGCACCGGCGGTACAACTGAAATTGTAAAAGTAACTGCTCGGGTCGGTGATACAATGACGATTGCTCGTGCCCAACAAGGTACTTCGGGGCAATCGTTTGCCGTTGGTAGTCGTGTAGAACAACGGGTCACCGCAGGATCGTTTGAAGTAATTTCAGGTGGGACGTACCCATGAGCATAATCCTTACCAAGAAAAAAGACACTAGCGGCGCTCCTTCCGCTAGCGATCTTACTAACTCGACAGGCGGTGCTGAACTCGCCGTCAACACCGCAGATAAGCGTCTGTACACCAAAGACTCGGGCGGTAACATCGTCGAAGTCGGGACGAACCCGTCTACTATTACGGTTGTCAGTGGCACCATCGACGGCGTGACCATTGGCGGGTCGAGTGCTGGGGCGGGGAGCTTTACGACGCTTACCTCGACCACGGTCAACGCGACCACGGTCGATACCACGAACATCGAAGTCACCAACCTGAAGGCCAAGGACGGTACGGCGGCAGGCAGTATTGCCGATGCAACAGGGGTGGTGACACTCAGCTCGTCGGTGCTGACAACTACCGACATTAATGGCGGCTCTATCGACGGAGTGTCACTTGGTGCAAGCACCGCAATTACTGCGTTAACTGTCGATGGCCTAATCAAACTCGACGGCAACCTTGATGCTAACAACAACGTCGCCTTAGGTGATACGGCCCTCGACTCGCTGACGACGGGCATAAATAACACGGCAGTTGGTAGTGGCGCCTTAACCGCAACTACGGCGGGGGCCAGGAATGTTGCTGTGGGTTTTGAGACTCTCTATTCAAACACTACCGGCGCGAACAACATCGCCCAGGGTTATCGTGCGCTCTACTCCAACACCACCGGCAGTTTAAACATCGCCCAGGGTTATGATGCGCTCTACTCCAACACCGCAGGCTTTTCCAACATCGCCGTGGGCACTGACGCCCTTCGCGCCAACACCATCGGCTTTCGCAACGTCGCCATAGGCGACGAAGCTCTTTACTCCAACACCACCGGCAACAGCAACATCGCCCAGGGTTATCGTGCTCTCTACGCCAACATCACCGGCGCCCAAAACACGGCTTTAGGCCGCAATGCAGGTGACGTAATCACCACTGGGTCAGATAACACGATTATTGGCTATGCCGCTGATCCGAGCGCTGCCGCTGCCGCAGGGCAAATTGTTATTGGCTCTGGAGTAACTGGTACAGCAAACAATCGCATTACTGTAGGCTCTGGCGCAAACATCGCTGAGCTGGACCTCGACGGGTCCGATACTTCTTGGGCAGCTTCCTCGGATGAACGACTGAAGAAGGACATCACCGACTACGCTGCCGGGCTTGCCTTTATCTCTGAGCTGCGGCCTGTCACCTACAAGTGGCGCGCCAAGTGCGACGTACCGGAAGAGCTGAGCCTGCACGACGACAGTGACGCCCCGGTTCACGGCAAGGAAGGGGTGACCTATCATGGTTTTGTGGCGCAGGAGGTGAAGCAAGCCCTTGATGCCCACCCCGAGGTGGCTGACGGCCAGCACTTCTGGAAGCTGCGGGATGATGGCGTCCAGACCGTGGCCCCGGCGGACCTCGTACCGATCTTGGTGAATGCAGTGAAAGAGCTAACGTCGCGCCTTGAAGCGGCGGAGGCCGAAATCCAAACCCTAAAGGGGGCATAAAAATGG